CATTTGTGTTTTGTTTTTCATTATAAAGGTCGCGTAATTGATGAATAAAAACTATTATTCGTACGTCCAACATATCTATATTTTTTACCCATTTGTATTCTTCACTATTTTCGTCTCCATCTTTAAATGTAGTATCATATATTTCTATTAAAATTTTACGAATGATTGCCAAATTTTTATCGTCTTCTTTAAACCCGTTTTTGGATAATTGTTCCCATGACTCTTTAATAACATTATAATGTGAAATCTCTTTGGCTTTTCCAAAATCAACTATCATTGTAATTCTTTCTTTCTCATTCACTAACAAGTTCTCTGTATGATAATCACCTTGACTATATCCTGTATCTACTGCTAATCTTAATAATTCATAACGGGTTGTATTATACATCCATCGCAATCTATGTGAATGAGGCGAAAGACTTGCGCTATCGTATTTATGTATTTTTTCATTTCCAGGAATTGATTTAATTTCATCATAAATAATTGGTCTTATAATATCGCAATAAACCCTATAATTTGGTGAAATATATTCCATAGCTAAGATTCCCAAATAAATATTCGTATCCTCATAATTTTTCTTTTGAATCTCCATAAAGTGTAAGCTGATTTCATGCATCGCAATTTTACTCTTAATGTCTACACAATTTCTAATAAATTTTTGTTTCATAAACAAATATGTTTTAGACTTGTGAGTATATGTCTTTGAAAAAACAGCAATAGGTGTATTTCTATTAAGAACCCGAACTCCTTTCTCAGAAATAGTGCATAGATTTTTTATTTCTTCTTTAAAAATATGGTATTTTTCATAATGTTTTATCATAGACTTTTCTTCTATGTTTTTATAAGTCCAGATAATACGATTCTCTTCTTTTTCTGTTTTATCGCCAAGTAAATAGTCATTGTCACATAGTAATATAATTTTTAAAGCTAGCTCAATAACGTTAGATAATTGTCCATTTGAGTCTATGTAAAAATAGGGTGATTTATTTTCATGCTTATTAAAAGTAAATTTGAAAACTACTCCATAGAGTGAAGTATCACTAATTAATGATATTTTACTGTTTTGGATAAAATAATAAAACGATTCCTCTGCCGATCTAGGTGTTTTTGTTTCTCTGTGAGTTTTTATGAAAATATATTGGTTTATGTATTTCATAGTATTAGATTATATTATAACTTTATTTTTGTTTATAATATAATTTAACAGAGGGAACATAAAAGAGAATAGAAAAAATTGAATGCTTTCGTAAATAAAATAAAATTGACAAACACGCACGAAAAATGTCCATGGAAACCAAAGCATATTTAATTGACCAGCTTGGTCCAGATGAAATTGAAATTTCTCATGAAACTCCACATCATACCAGTTACGAAGATTACTGTTTTCATAGATACGGTGAATTTATGTTTCAAAACAGCTCAACTAAAAACATGGAGAAACTGTGGACCTATTTCCATAAAAAGGAGAGTTACCCAGAGTATTACAGGGGAATTTCTAAGAAAGTTGCTATTTGCAAATGTCCAGACACAGGAGAAGAGAAGTGGTACAATAGCGAGCGCTGTTTGAATACCTATCATCTAGTAAAAGGTTCTAATATAAACGTGGAGTTTCAAAACAAAGATGGTACCTACACTCGCGACTTTATCTTTATGGGATGGGTAAACGGTCCTGTTCATGAATGGAAAATGACAAATGGTACTACGCTAATGCTTGCTCAAAACATTATTGATACTCTTTCGCCACAGGATAAACGGTACCTAAAAATAAATAGATAAATCAAAACAAAAAATCCAAAACAACTGGGTAATGGTCTGAGTTTAATGTTCCACAATATTCAGAATAATCCTGATAAATAAATTGACCCACTATTTTTTCTTTTAAAAGCGGTGTAACTAATATATGGTCTATCATTGAGAATTCACTTGACGTAGATTCACAATTACTATTTTGGTCCCACCAATCCGAGAAACGTTTTTCTTTGGGAATATTGGTTGCAATATTAAACAATTTATATTTACCTGAGTTTGTACCAGCACTTCCTTTTAATATATCTAAAACCATAGATGTTGGTTTATTATTATTTGCATCCAAAACTTCAGCATCAAAATCATTTAAATCACCCAAAAATATTAACTCGTAACCTTTTGACACATATCCATAAATAACATTCTGTAAAACTTGGGCTTGCGCCTCACGTTCTGCGCAACGAGTCTTGTCAGTTGGGAAGGCTATTAGATGCGCTCCTATCATAGCAAAATGCATATCATTTACTTGAAACTCTGTTATGTAATGTTTGCTGACACCCGTATCTGTGGGTAAGCCTGTGTAACCACACATAGAACCTGGAATAGGATACATGACACGTTCCTCTGTTCTATATAAACTGACCAATGGGTCTACAACAGTTAACATTCCGACATTTTGTCCAGTACCTGTGTCTTTACCTTTCACCATATAGGGATAATATGCGGGGTTGTGTGTTGATTTTACCAACATATTTAATTCATCACAGCCTTCAACTTCACATAGATTTATAATATCTGGTTTTAGTTCTTGGATAACTTTGGCAACCTGATTTAAATGATTTATCGCGGTAGTCTGGTTGGCCCATGCACATCCATTACCTGGACAATCCGATGTCGCACAATAATCTACAAATAACCATTCTACATTATATTGGACGATACGGAGTTTTGATTTATCCTTACGCATGTCCCGATGTTCAGAAACAGTTGGACAAAATGTTTCTGTTCCTGCTGTTTTTATTACTAAACACATTAAAAAAAGGTATTTAATTATTTTCCAATACATTTATATATAATGAGCAAAGGTTTTAGCAAAATTTTTATTACAATTAGTATACTTCTAATTATATCTATATTATGGTACATAATAACTACACAAATATATAATAGAGAAGGATTTGACCCACCACCTAAAAAATGTAACGGAGGAGGTTGGACAGACCCCGACCCTGCTTCAAATAAAAGACATTTTAAATGTGAAAGAAATAATAAGGGTAAATCAACAGGATTCTATTTAGCAGCCGAAGGAGGTTATTGTCCGTCTAATTTAAATAATAATAATGGGGTGTGTAAATAATAAATTAAAGTTAAAATTTATAGTAAACTAGATAAAAAACAAGAAAACATTAAAATACATAATCGCTTTATATTATGTATTTACATTAATTAGATTGTGGTGTTGAAGTATTTTTTAGTCAATCAGCTCCATATTTGAGAGTTCCTTCAAATAGCGTTTTGAGGAGGTTTCTACAAGAAGTCCATTTGCATATACACCATAGTTCATGTAGTAATCATCGTGTTCAAGAGCAATATGATAGATAGTATACGTTCCCTTTTTCTCATATACCGATGTGCGCTCGTCAACACATGCTGGGAGACGTGCCTTTCTGTCAGTAAGATATAGCTTACCGAGTGTTTCTTTCACCATGGCCTGTTGCTCCTCATCTACATAATTATCCACCAATATTGAGTGAGAACCTGTTATGACCAACTCCTCCGTTAATTCTGGATATTGTTCCACACGGCAAACATAGAGTTGGTCCTTGATACGCTCTTCTGAACAAACGTGATATAACGGACGCTTACCAATCATGTTAATCGGTTTCAGACCGTGTTTATATGTCTCAATTAAATCACCCTTGCAAAGCTCCTGGATGGGACGGTATCCCTTATCCGTAAGAATCATGGTTCCCTCCTTGAAACAAGGAAATCCACTAAACGGAGTTAGGCTAAATTCATATGTAACGTTTTGTAATTGGTCTACACCGTTGCCTGTACTTGAAGATGTGATACCGTACAAATTGTAATCCCCTGTTGTTGCTCCATATGAATAAGGAAAGCTGGTTACATTGCAACCACCTCCATCAAAACAAAGCCATCCTGGATAATACATATAACTCGGCCCTCCATTGTGACCTGTAGAGAGGATGTTTACTGTAGGATTGGTAGAATCGTAAAATGTCTGCACAATATGTGTTGAATCATCTACGTAAAAAAATCCAGTAAAGATGACTAAATCTGACTGGGCAGGGAGTGTTAACCGAATATAGTATCTAGTCGTAGTCATATATATATAAATTACATATATTTTATTACACATATTCTACATCGTGGTTGTTTGTTTAACAAAAAGAATCATTTTTAGAACACATAATATACTAGATAAAAAATACCACCATAAATTATTGTAGACACTAAAACACAACCAGCTATAATGCACGCAACCTTATAATAATTGGGTTTTTCAGGTTCGTCTATTTCGTCTAATTGGTTTAAAGAAACATATGATTCAAAATCAGATGGTTTTACTATAGTCCCGTACATAATACTATAACCATATTGTAATTTTTATATTAATTAAAAAATTACAATAAAATAGGAGGGATTAAAAGGGAACATTATGTTCCCTTTATTTAAGATATTTTGTAATAAACTCTTCGGGTGTCATAATAGGAATATTATGTTCAGTTGCATATTTCGTTTTATTAGACACATCATCCTTTGATTTCACCACTAAAACAAACGTATTTTTACCAATGGAATCATCCAACACACCACCAACTTTTGATAACCCTTCAATAATAGTCTTGTCACGAACCTTGGTCATTACAATATGTTTTTGATAAAGTGCATGGTTCGCATCAAAGGTTTCCACCATTTTGTTTTCTAGAACAGGTTTTACCGCACCAGTCAATTTACCCTCTAGACCACACTCTTTCAAGAACGCCATAAAATCGGGAATATGCTCTACAAACGCATTGGCATTCTCTTTACCAATACCCTTAATCGCTTTCAACATCGTAATTTTCTTTTCATTGGTTTCTGAGCGAGTTAAAATATCAGGGTATTCATCCAAAATAGGGCGAATCTTACGTTCGCCAATACCACGACCAAATTTATTAGATGCTGCCATTATTTCCAACAAAGATGCTTTCTCCAACTTATTATGCAAACTAGTATGGACCTTTTCAATCATCTTTGCCTTGAAACCTTCCACTGTTTCAAAATCTGTTTTAGACATTTTAATGATCTTCGGTACAGAATCAAAACCAGCCGTCACTATGCGTTTCACATTTCCACTTGACAGACCATCTACACTTAACCCTGTAAAGAATGCAGTAATTTCTTTCTCTCTAACACCCACATCTTCGCCAAGATCATCCAAAATAATATCCACATGCGTATCTGTCCAGTGGTATTTCACATCAGGCATTTTAGCTTGTTCGGCAGGAGTAGTAACAGATTTAATATGTGGAATCACATCACCACTACGAATAATCTGAATTACGGCACCAACACCAATTTTATTGGATTCAATAAACGAGCCATTAAACCCTGTAGCATATTCAATTGTCACGCCACCTAATTTAATGGGTTCTATTTGAACACGAGGTTTCAAATACCCTGACTTACTAGCATTCCAAATAACGTCAACTACCTTAGCTTCTGCCATTTGGTCCGAAATAACCATTTTAAAAGCAAAAGCATATTCTGGATTACCATCCTTTCTAGCATGCATATTATCATCGGTTACAATAACACCATCTATTTCGTATTCGTAATTCGTACGCCAATCTATCAATAAATCAGAAAGACTTTCGTTAGTTAATGTTGTCTCCGTTTTATTCTGAACGACTTCGTAACCTAAGCTTTTCAATAGGGTCATTTGCTCACTAGGTTTCATCAAAGGTTGAATGATTTCATAGGCAACAAAATGTAAGTCCTTGGTTTTATCATCCAATGTCTTACTATTAATAATACCAGAAACTAAGTTACGAGGATTCGCAAATTTGGCCTTGTATTTATCATCAAACACCTTCTTGGGTAAAATAAACTCACCACGAACAACAAGCTTTTTATCGGTGGCTGGGAGTTTCAAAACACGCAAAATATGTGTTATGTCTTGGCCTACTGTGCCATCGCCTCTAGTATAAAGTTTGGGTTCATCGTCCTCTGTAGTATACATACCACTTACACCATCTAATTTACAAGATAAAACATATTGACCTTTATACTTACCCATCCAATTCAACAATGCACCAGTATCAGGTTTGATTTTATCCATAGAAGGCATATTGTATGGTAATGTTACCTTGTTTTTCTCTATAGGTGCACCTACTTGTTTAATGGTCTCGTTATCAGGATATTTCTTTTCAGCATATTCCTTTACAATATCATACTCATTGTCGGTAAGAAGTGGTTTTGTTGTATTATAATAAGCATCATTGGCTACAACAACAATATCTGTTACTTGTTGCTCAGTTAAGGCTTCAATAACTGTAATACCTTTTTCTTTGAAGGATTTTATATATTTTTTGGCCTCGGTTTTATTAGACATTTTACGAATCTTTACAGGTTTTTCTTTGTTCGTTTCTATATCAATTTTTTCATTATTTTTCTTTGTTATTCTTTTTTTGGGCTCTTTGTTTTTTTGTGTTTTTATTTCTATTTTTTCCGCAGCGGCACTAGCGTTTGCAGTTTCTAATGGAATAACAGGAACTATTGGTATTATTTCTGGCTCAGGTTCGGGTATAGGTGCAGTTAAAAAAACCTTAGCTATTTCTTTATCTGGTTCTTTCTCTGGTTCGACTGGCGGTTTTTGTTTCCTGGTGTATTTCCTCTTTGGTTTATTAGGATCTCTTGGTTCCTTAGGTTCTCTTTTTTTATATGTGCGTTTTGGTGCATTGGGATCCTTAGGTAACTTTGGAGCCTTAGGTTCCTTTGGCTCTTTAACTTTACGTGTCTTTTTTTCAGGTTTCTCTTTTTTTATTTTCTGAGTAGTTGCGTGTTTTAAAAAAACTGGCTTCGCTGTAGGCAAGATAGCCCCGTTTTTAATTACCAGAGAACGCCCATCAATACGCTCAATAGGTTCTTTATATTCCATTTTCAAATAATCAAATATATCCTTTTCATTCTTGAACACTTGGTCTACTTTCTCTTCCTTTTCTTTACCAGGTTGCTTCTTATGTAATCCATGTTCGTTCAAAGAAAACCCCAATTTAAGTGCGTGTCCACGCATCACTGTATTAAATGTCTTACTTCCAGTGAAATACAACACAGCAAAAGGATACTCTTCTTGAGAAGTATACATAAAATCTACACGACGTGCTGTCTTGTGATTTGGTAATCTAGCAATCACCAAACACTTCGTTTTGCCACGAGACAATACCTCAATAATAACCTGCTTTTCTAATAACGCGTCAATAAACTTAGGAAACATAGTAGCATCATCGGATGTAACAATCGCATCAATATCACCTGATGTATGTGCTCCACGGCGATAGCTTCCTACAATTTCGTATTGCGACTCAGATGTAGCAAACTTATCAAAAGTGGTCTTAAAGAGGGTATTATATTCATCAATTTCACTGCGTGGAATACGTTCCAAAATATCCTCATAGTATTTGAGACCTGCTTTCTGAACATCATTCAAGAGCTCATCTTGGCGTTCTCTGAGTTGAGCAATGGTAGTAATACCTTTTTGAACAAGGTCTTTTGCCTTTTTAGGACCAACACCATAAATCTCACTTAATACATATTCTGGTTTATCCTTTTCACGCTCAAATATTCGCAAAGTACCTGTTTCCAAATACTCATTGAATTTCTCTTTAATCATGGGCCCAATATTTGGCTTACCTTCTAGCTGCGAAACACTTGTAATATCTTCTGTAATATTTCGGATAGTATCACCCGCTTTTGTGTATGCTCTACTACGGATGTAATCACCTTGCTGCGACATTAGTTTGGATAATCTTTCTAAAACATCAATAAAGGTTTCATTGTATCGGGGCATTTCTTCAAGGTTCTTATCTGATTTTTCAATAATGGGTTGATTAGGAAGTATGGAAATAGATTCTGGCGGCGGAAGTGATTCGCGAATAATCAATTTTTTCTTTTTAATTATAGGTTTTTCTGTAGATTCATCCTCTTTTTCATAATTTTTCCTTTCCTTTTCTGCCATAGATACAATTTTTTCTATATCAACTATTTTTTCTTTTTCTTGTTCCGTAAACTTTTCCATAAATAATATATATTATATATATGGAAAATTAAAGCGAGGGTTTCAGTAATCTATGTTGTATCTTTTTTGCCACAAAGCCATATGAGGAGCAGCTTTCTCTTCTTCTGGTCTATCCTCTGTATAATAATAAAGAGCTAATGAATATCTCGGAATATGTTCTGGTGCCATCCATGGATCTGGGTGACCATGAAAAGCATCATCCGTTATTCTAAAAACAACTAATCTATTGAAAAAAGGTGGTACCCGAACTGGACTAGAATTCATATCTTTCTCCCATAATTCTAATTCACCTTTATAATCTGGCTTCCAATCCTTATTAAAATATAAAAGTGCATTAATTCGTCTATGTTTTTGGGTCTTAGGGTGTATATTAAAATCACTATGTATAGCTAATCTTCCACCTGTTTTCGTTCTATGAATTCCTCCTCCATATAAATGGGGGTCGGCCTCTATTTCTGTTATTCCTGTAAGTTTCTCTAAAAAGTGAATAAATTCAGGGGTATTTGAAAGGTCAATAAAGGATTTTACCATAGGACCAAATCTGTGATATTCGGATAACCCTATTTTTTTACTCTGAACAGCATAATCTTTTTCTCTGGTGTTATATTCATCATCCAATAATAAGTCAAAAAGTTTTAATTCTGCTAATATTTTTTCTGCGTAATCGTTGTTTAAAAAGTTATCAATAACTATATGATTAAATGGTTTTTCGTTCATAAATTTTGAATGCAATTCATTTGTATTAAAATGCGATAAATCACACATATATAATAATATACTTTAATTTTTTATATTATTATTATTATTATAGAACAAAATTATGCAATACGAGTAGCAACAAACAACGGTGCTGCATTAATATTAACTGTTTGGTCAGTAGGAACACCAATACTATCTTTACAATTAAACAAACTAATAACTGTGTAAATTGTTGTATCAGCTGTTAATGTAAAAACACCTGTTATTCTATTCAAATAGTTAACGTTGCTCTCCATTGGTATTTCTGAATATATTGAATAGTTATTGTTTAATGTTGCAGATGTTGTTGATAATGATAAACAAGACATAGTTGAACAATTTATAGTAACTAAAGGACTATTAATAAAAACCTGAGATTCTACAAACCACACGCCAGCTGATAATTCAATACTACTATAGTCAAAAATGTTTGTAGTAATAGGATTATTAATGGATGGCGCTGATGTAGCACCTGTAATTAATGTTAAGCCATTTACTTGATAACCTATTGTATTTAAATCTATATTGGGAGGAATATAGTTCAAATTCAATGGGCTGTTAATAAATAAACGTCCAATTAAAGATAAATCTGTTGAAACATCAACTGACCCTTGCGTACCTTGTGGTCCTACATCACCTTGTGGACCGACATCACCTTGTGGACCGACATCACCTTGTGGACCGACATCACCTTGGGGTCCTAGATCACCTTGGGGTCCTACATCACCTTGTGGACCGACATCACCTTGAGGTCCTACATCACCTTGTGGACCTACATTTCCTTGAGGTCCTACATTTCCTTGAGGTCCTACATCACCTTGAGGTCCTACATCACCTTGAGGTCCTACATCACCTTGAGGTCCTACATCACCTTGAGGTCCTAAATCACCT